TAGGCAAGAGAAGCGTTAAGAAGTTAGGCACTGTAGATGAGCGCCTTCAACGTGTTGTTCGTGGTGCTATTAATATTACTGATCAAGACTTCTCTGTAATCTGTGGCATTAGAACCAAGGCCGAGCAACGTAAGCTCGTTGCTTCTGGCGCATCACAAACTATGAAGAGCAAACACCTTGATGGTTTGGCTGTTGATTTGATGGCGTACAGTGGCGGCGGTAGATGGGAGCTTAATCTATATGATGAGATAGCAGATGCAATGAAGGCAAGCGCCAAGTCTGAAGGTGTTCAGCTTAGATGGGGTGCGGCTTGGACGATTAAAGACTTCGCTGCATGGTCTGGCGCAACGTTAAAGTTTAAAAACAATTGGACAGTAGAATATTCTGCAAGCGCAGAAGATGCTATGAATAGTTACGTTGATACGCGTAGAGATCAGGGACGCAGACCTTTCATCGACGCACCGCATTTTGAACTCGTGGGATAGTTATAATTTTTAGCAGATAAAGGCTCTGTTAGTTATCCCTTTATTCAAATAATAAGACCCACTAAAGTATGAACCCTTAGTGAGTCTTATGGCTAATCACATGAGTGGAAAGGTAGGTGCCCCATGCTTAACCTGTAGGTGTTAGATCCTTATATAATATTAGGATCGCGACCGCCTACTGCGCTTAATCTATACAGCCAACAACCTGCCGAACCTCCTTTAGCTTTTTTGTTTCCATCTTTAGGTGGTGGTACTCTTTTAACTTTCTCTACTAGGTTGGAATTAAACAAGTGAGTAAGTTGCGCTGAAACAGAGTTTGAATTTAGGTTTTTCTTTTTAACTACATCATTAGCTGTAGCTTCTCCGAGTTGATTTATTGTTTGTAAAATTATTTTTTGCTGGGAGGTTAAATCATTTTTAACATATTCTTTTCGCTTATCGCATGGTGGTCTATCAATTCGATTACCTAGTTTGTATTGTAGTCTTTCAAATTCCAACATCTTATTCATTAGCATACCTTACCCTCCGTTCATTTGATTTGTGCTTCTCAAAGGCAACTCCATAATGCTTGGCTGCTGTAGCTAAGGCTTCTTTGTTCATACCAAGAATGCTTGCTGAAGTTCTATAGCTATAGCCTGATTGCGCTAGTGTTTGGAGTAGTTCTATTTTTTCTCGGCGGTGACGGGCTCTTATTTCTACCCATTTTTCCATGGTAATCTCCTAATAAAAATGGGGTCATGTAGTTAATGCCTAGCATGACCCCAAGTGTTGCAGTCTACAACGGAGAACAATTTATCCTAGAACGGAATAGCATCTTCTTGCAAGGATAAATCTGGCACTGATTTTATCTTGTCAAAGTCAGTAGCTCCACTGTTTTGTTTGGCTGAAACCTCAAAGCTCATGTAAGGTTTGCCGTCTTTGTCTTTGCGCCATGCAGCTAAACGCATTGGTGTTGGTGTGTCTTCCATCCATGGCCCTGTGTAGTCAGGCTTGTTTGCGTTGTCTTGTTTGTCATTCTCAAAGAGAACGCCACGCTTTTCGTAGACTTCTATAATAGTCTTGCCTGCTTTGGTTGAGGTCTTAACTAATACCACGTTGGCGTCTTGCCCATTGGTATTGATCTTACCCTGCAAGATCATCTGCTGTTGATCGAAGGGCTTAAACGCTGCCCCTCTGTTATTGTTATCAAAATCTGCCACGCTTCTGGCTCCTTATAGGTGTTGTAAAGGGGGGAGTTACCACCCCTTTTTTTCGCCGCTGTCTTCAGCGTACTTATTCCCATCCATCTTTCCAAGGAAGACGTCTGAGTTAAACCCTAAGTGTGATAGGGCTTTCGTTAGGCCATCAGTGATAGCCATCTTTGGTGCGTCTTCCGCAAGCCTACCTTTAGTAGAGTCAAAGAACTTACGGCACCCAGAGAAGGGGCCAAACGCATTGATTAATTCACCATGCCATACTTGCACGTCAGCAATAACAGCGGTGTCTCCATTGGATAGATCAATGAATCGTGTGTTGTTGATCCACCCCCAGCCCTGACCAACGGGTCCGAACTGTGCGGTAGCTGCTCGAACCTGATACATAGGATCAATAGCAGTGAAAGATCGTGAGCCAAAGCTAACTTTCTTTAGGAACTTAGGGTCTGATTTTTCTACTGAGTTCCATAACTCTAAATTTTTAGGCTTGTCCAAGGTACTTTTCCTTTGCTAGTATGAAATGGGGGCGGTTTCTTTAACCGTTTGGCTGGGTGCTACTGACCAAGCGTTACCAAATGCGCTAACATTTCGTTCCGCCCCCACGATTTACTTAGGTTCTACTATTCTAAGTGATCCGTTCTTGCTTCTTCTAATAGATATTATATCACTGTAAACTTCACGCTCGTTTTGCTTGACCATACTCTTCAAGTCTTTTTTACTAGATTCAAATAGCTTGGCTTCGTCTTTGAATTTAAGGTAGTCATAGGCTGCGCTGACGAAACCATTTTCTTTACTGGCATCACGCTTGACCATACCATCCACTTCAATTTTATCTTGGGACACTGCGGTCGATTGATCATAATCATTTGGCTGTTCATTGCGATTAACGTAGCCCCAGAAATCTGCGACCATCTTCCACATAGAACGCTGATACTCTTTGTTGGCTGCAACAAACGCAGATTCCCACTTACTATTTCCAAAGATTGCAGAGAGATAGCAACCTTCTATTGCTTCAAATTTAAGACTGCTGCGAGTGAGCCATAGATAGCATTGTATCTGCGGCATGTAGTATTCTAGCAATCCATCCATAGTGTTGAAGGCGTTAGTGTGCTTTGCTTCTACTATACATTTTCCAAAGGTAGCATCTAACGTACCCTTGATGGGCACGACTCCTGCATCTGTATGATATAATTCTTCTTCTAGTTCTAACTGATGATTCTTGAGTGTTACATCGTGCTGCTTTTCAAACCAAGATAGATTAAAGTCTTCTGTAAATGTGCCTAACTGTACTGCTATATTATTTGAGAGATCATCTGACTCTCTCTTGCCTGTCTTTACTTCCCATAACTCTAGCCATTTTCCCTGCATAATCTTGACGCAGTCCGAGCCTCCTATAAATCCTGTCCGTATCATTCGTTGTTCTCCCTTTCTCTGTTGTACTGCATACGTGCAGCGGGTGCAAGATATTTATCCAAGTCTTCTTTCGTTACTGATGTAGTCATAAGCAAAGTCTGTCTTGCATGGCCCGATAGATAGATGTCGCTGATCGCTTCTCCTCGCTTTACACGGCCTTCAGTAATAATGTACTCGCGGTCTACCCTAGTAGCAGGGCCGTCAATGAGAACCACCCCTGAGCCACGCACAGACACACCTCTGGCTGCTAGAGTAAACTTCTCAATGACAGGAAGGGTGCGCGACTTGGCTTGGCGGGTAGTTTCCTTGATGATGGAATCTAAATAATGATTCATCAGATTAATATCTGCATCAGCAGGGATGTTAGCATTGATCGCTTCGATAGTATCAACAGCTACAATCAATGGGTCCACACCATTTGGCGGTGTGAATCTAGTAAGCACAGAAGATTTAAACCACTGCTTGATGTGCAGTATCCGTTGGTCATAGTTCATCGAGTTCTCCCCATGTCTCGTTAGCCACATCATCTAGCCATCGCTCACCATTAAGCCACGTAGCTGCGTGTGGAATGTACTGCTTCTCAGTGCTGCGAGAATTGGCACTGAAAATTTTTACCGCTGAGAGTATTTCATCTGCGGTAGCCTTCTTCATCGCAGAGGCATAAGCCCTACGCGCTGTGTTCTTAGCAATCTTGCGTGGATATACAGACCAGAAGTCATCGAAATCATAGTCATGCAAAACAGTTAGTTCATTGATAGGTTCTATTGGTAGGTTAGTAGTGGTAGGTTCTACACTCACAGGGAGCGTACTGCTACGCTCTGTCTGAGCATCGCTACGCTCTACGTGAGCATCGGGTTTGCTCACTCTGAGCGTATAGAGTGTGGATGTATTCTTGCGCTTGGTCCTGTATATAAAGCTGTGTCCCTCCAAGTACGACAGCTTGCGGGTAATGGTTGCCATGCTCATCTCTGTGTCTTGGCAAAGACGAGCGTAGCTAGGCCAGCATTGATTGGTTTCTTTGTCAGCCCTGTCAGCAAGGGCAATGAGTAATAGCTTGGCAAGCGGATCACCTACCAAACTATTCATGGCTAAAGCCATATGTTTAAAGGCCATTAGACTCGCTTGAGATAGGGAAAGTCTATAGGTGCAAGCTCAGGCATAGTAACAGGCTCCTCATCTTCGCTGATTAATTTACGCACCCGAAAAAATCCTTCGTGTTCGGGGTATTGTTCCATAAACCAACGAGCAAAGTATGGCCTGTAGTTATTGTTTAACTTGAACTCTTCCGGTGTTGCCTGATTGAATGACATTTCCCAGCGCATGCGTTCACAAATTGCATAGGCACTGTAAGTCTTGAAACCTTTATTAATTGCACCAAGAGTAAAGGTAACAAACAAATCCCAAGCCCTTGGGTGCTTAATGATAAAGGCTTTTGCTTGATCTTCAATCTGTTCCTGTCGTGTGTAGTTCATGTTTGTTCTCCATGAGTTGAATGAATGTTTCGCCGCTAAGTATGACTACTACTTGCGGTTCGCCCTTCTTACGTTTGTAGAAAGCAATGTCCCTTTTATCTAACACACTGAAAGGACTAGGGAAATTGCTTAGGTCACGGTACTTTACTTCTCCTACCAATTCGTGTCCCAAGAGGTTGAGTTTAATGTCGCCGCGATACTTTCCTCCCAATGCTCCCGAGAGGGGCTGGCGTTCACAGTTGATGCCGATTTTTTCGAGCCATGTGATAAACCACTTCTCGTGGTATGTCCCTTTAGACTTATTTTTGTTTGCCATATGTCTCTTTCATAACAATCTAAACAAATGAACCAGTGCTTAGTGTTGCTACCGCTTCCTTCGTTCTTAAGTATAGCTACGAACCATTTAGTTATAACCTCGCAGTTATCACACGTTGCTTTGCCGTTTTTTAATTTCGATTTCGTACCCAAGAGCATCCAACCAACACATCAGCATGAATCCAGAAGGGATTCTTTTGTGTGTTTCCCATTTGTGGATGAGTGATACAGTACAACCAATGTTATGCGCTAGTGCTTCTTGGCTAAAGCCCTGCTCATTTCGAGCATGGATCAAAGAATCCATTAGATCGTCGTAATGCTGCGGTATCGTCACGGATTTGTTGAAGTGTGTGAAAGTTTTCAATAGATCGGTTCACTTTTATAGCGGTATCATACCTGAGTTCATTTGTTCCATTGATTGCTCTGTAATATGTAGACGTAGGAATGGCTGCCATTTTGAATGACTCAAGCAGAGACACTTGCTGCGCCTCCGCTTTTTCTTTTAGGATTTCAAGATATGTTTTCATACTATGTAACTGCATTAACGCAGTCAGTTTGTCAACCTACACAGAAACCGTCAACTCTTGGTTGATTACATCTCTTATCATAGTATCAACCTCACTGACTTGTTCTGAACTTAATACTGTATCGTCAGTTCTTATATCTTCAATTTGATTCGTAACTTCTTTCTCAATCATCGCAGCAATAGATGCTTTAATAAGGCTCATAAGATCATCAGTCATTGTACTCTCCAGTATTTTCTAAGGGTTTAATTGCGCCAGTGCCAGCGCAAGGGTGGCAAAACAGTCTTGTGTAATCAATGTACCCGTATGGCACATTGACTGACATATATATGGGGCGTGGAACTTCTATGTACCCATCGCCTAAACATGCATTGCAAGTCTCTAATTCCTCAGTAGGGGATAGAGTCGTCAATAATTGGAGGCTCATAGTTGTCTTCCCATGCTTTGATTGCCCGTCTGAGAAATTTTTCTCTATCGAAGTCGGGATTTTCCTCCGCTATCTCATCAGCTAATTGAATGATGTGAGTAGGCCATGACAGCTTGGGTGCTATAATATCTGCAATCCAATCTGTATTTTCTAGGTTAAGAATTGGTGTCAACAATAGTCTCTTCCTTCCATGTTGTTAGTGTTTTATTTGACGTTTTTATCATTAAGTTTTTTGATTTCTGTGCAAAAAATTCGAAAAAAAATTGGTCTCCATCTTCTAAAGTTACCACCATGTTGCGAACAGCAAACCCTTCAAAGTTTTTAACCTCCTTGAATTCTATTTCGTCAACTTCATGCATGCTTGCGTTGCTTATCATGCGATTTCCAACCATTCTTTGGAGTTAAACGCTTTGACAAGCTGTGATTCTCGCTGGCGTTTAACGTTTTCGGGAGAGCGTAGGCCATCAGTGTGAGTGGCCCAGCTAGTGAGACAATTATATAAAGCCCATTGAGTATTACCTAAGTGGCTGCGCTCATTGTCAAAGCCGCCAATAATATTCTGTAGTTGCTTATCGTTGAACTTTTCGTGTGATGCCTTGTGTTTTACATTGCATACTGTTTTCTTAAACAAGTTCTCAGCTTGTTCTGTAGTTACTGGTGTTTTGCGGTATATTTCCCAAACACCCTTGTTGTTTTGGAACATCTCAATACCATCAACTATCTTCTGTGCTGACGATTGAACGTCAACATTAGTTGTATGTTTCGCCCATGTTTTGGCGACTGTATCTGCTGTAGTACATCCATTGAGGCACCATAGACGAAAGGCTTCTGTCATTTGCTGG